AGTCTTACGTGCCATATCGTGTAGTTCCATCATAATTGCACGAAGACCAGCCCACTCATTATCAGTTTCAGCTACTACATTCATTAAGTTATCTATGACTATCAACTCTGGAGCCTGTCCATAGAGTTCTACATAAGCCCGAATCTCAAGCTCAAGGTCATCTAGTGAAGGTGATGAATCAAATACCCACTTAATGTTATTTAGTTTTGGTAAATGCTGATCGTAATAATGAGTGTTGCCAGCCAAATTGCTTTCAACTAATACCTGTCCGTGTCCTGATAGATGAGCCGCAGCCCTCATCATTACAGTTGTGGTGTCAGTATCAGCAGAGAAAAATAACGTAGGCACATCTGCTTTGATTGCATAAATCAATGCGAACATTGACTTACCAGCATTAGGTGCTGCTGCAACCATACATACTTGCCCACGTCTAAACTTGATTTGCTTATTTGCTAAGGCTTTCCATACGTCAGGTAGTGGTGTTGCTTTGGTAAGCACACCGCCCCAGGCTCTGGATAAATCAAGCAACTTCTTCTCCTCTTATTGTGATTCTTCTTTGTCTTCTTATAGCACCTCTGGCTCTAACGGTTAGACCGCCCCAGATTCCGTAGTGCTCATTGTTGATGCCCCATTCAGCGCATTCAGTTTGGTGGGTGCATCTTCCGCAAATTGTCTTTGCAATTTGGATGTTTACCTGCGACTGATAATCGACTTCCTTCTCAGGAAACCAGTGATCTCCGCCCACTTCGGCACATAATGGAGCCTCGAATTCGTGAGGCTCTCTCATTATCTATCGGATCCACACCGTTTCGCACTTATCTTGTGCGCCTTTTGGTGCTGCACACATCAAGCCCTTCCAGGCTTTACCTTGTGCGTTGACTCCGCTACGAAGTGACATTGCTCCGTGCTTGCATTGTTGTTCTGCTCCTGTCGAAGCAGGAGCACTGTTAAAAGGTGGTGTATCTACTACTGGTTTAGCAGCAAAGGCTTGTGTTGCATAAGCAACATTACCTGCACTACCAAGTGCTACTGATGTTGACTTAATAAGTTCAGCCACATCTTGCAGTGTTGTTAGTTGTGCTTCTAGTTCTGCTTGGTCAGCAGCATAGATATTGATAAGAGTTCCATCAGCTAACTTAAAGTTAGCCTGTAACTTGGTTGAATCGGGTGCAGCCATTTACTTTCCTCCACTTTGTTTGATAGATAACCTGACGGTTTCCTGTCCCTGCTTATACGGTATATCTTTGACGATCTTTTCGAGAGCGTCAACATCTACTGACTTACGACCAGCAACGGTTGACCAGTTAATGGTAAACCCACTAATAGTAGTGCCAGCAAATCCTTCTAGTTGAGCGCGTAGCGCATCCTTCTCATCGTTAAGTTCTTTGATTGCAGCATCTATTTGCATATACTGCATTGCATTCTTATCAGCTTCAGTGGACTCAATGACTACTTCAGTCACGGCCCCACTGCCTTTTTTTAAACCAACGCAACCCATCTCACCAGATGCGTCATAGAACTGGCAATAGTGCTTGCAAAAATTCTCATCCTTTTCAGGGTTAGGTGGCGTGGTAGCGACCTTAACTTCTTCAAGCCAAGCAAGTGCTTCAAGTGCCATTGCTTCATCGTAAGGTTCTGAATGTAGTCTTACATCGCCTTCATCACCATCACGTGCAATTGCCACAAGATTAACATTATTAACTTTAGCCTTACCAGATTTTTCTAATAGGTATCCATATACTTGCACCTGCCAGCGTTGTTGCATTGACGGAAAGTAGTTTAGGTTCTTTACCTTAACTGTTTTCCAATCAACTACATCACCGGTTCCTGGTATAAATAAATCTATATGGGCTTTGATGCCACCGTATTCAACTTCTGTTTCGACCCAATACTTTTCGCCATTAGGATCAATAGCCTCTATAGACTTTTCAATCTCTGAGTGAATTGCGGTCCCCATAATTGCTGCTAACTTCTTTAGTTCAAAGTTAGTTTCTGGTTGATCGTTTAACCGATACCAAACTTTGCGACGGCAACCACCAATCTCTGATGGGCCAACTTGGGTCTGCTTAGAACGAGATTTGTTAGCATCCTTCTGATGCAACACTTCTAATAAAAACTCTTTTGGATTACTCATTATTTTCCCTCTCGTCTTCTTGGAAGAAACATCCACATCCGCCAATATCTAATTCATCTACTGCCTGCTTAGCCTCTACTCTACGCCTTAATTCAATTAAAGGCAAAGGCTTCTTTACTCCAGCTACCATCTCAGTAAGGATAGATACATCCTTGCCAATATGAGCAATTGTTTCCTGCTCCTTGCGTTCCCACATTTCAAAGCGTTCAGGCATAACTTCTAATAGTTTCTTAAACTGTCCTTGTCCTGCACGAACGCAACCACCACCGCAGTTGTTGTGTGAGAATCCAAGATCGTAAAGTCTTGGGGTTTTCAACCCTTCATTTTGCGCCCACTTCATAAGTTCTTCTTTGTCCCAATAAGGCTTGGTAGTTGAATGATAGTAAGGGATTGATAGCGGAGCCTGTGCTTCATAAGGCTTATAATTTTTAATGATTGCTGGTAATCGATGGGTTTCAGTCCAATCTACCCCAACATAAACTATTGTATTTCTATAATCACAGTTTTCATTAAGCCATTCACGAGCTGGCTTCTGTTTTAAAATATGAGAACAATGCGCAAGTCTACTATTGCCTAAGAAATTCCTATCCTTAAATACTTCCCAAATATCTCTGCCTTCATTTAGGTAAACCAAAGTTCCACCTACATTTTCAGCAGCATCTTTAATGAAACGGTAGGTATCTTCGTCTTCGCCAATGTGTGGGGATTCATTGCTTCCCTTAACATCAGTGAAGACTAAATACAATCCTTCGGTGCCGAATCTGTTGGCAACCATTTTGGCTGCGCCCCAAGATCCGATACCTCCGGAAAACATAACTACACGTTTAATCAAAATATTGTCCTCTCCTGGACTACCAACTGTAATGGCTTGGAGCCTTTTTGTAAATTACATTTAGCGTGGGCGGGTCGGACATTTTCTATACTGTCCTCGCCACCATTATTTATAGGAATTAAATGATCTATATGTAGACCACTCTCCCAACCTTCGGCCTTACCAGCTTGCCTAGGTGCTGCCAAATCAATTTCCATATTGCAAATATGACAGTTAACTCCATATATGTCAAGAACATTCTGCTCAGTATATGAACTAAATTTAACCTGTCTTTCCATTGCTCTACGACGGCGCCTATTTTGACGAGATTTATGTGGATTCTCTTTATGATATTTTGCGTGATATTCTTTACGTTGTTCTTTGTATTCTTTTGTTGCACGTTTAATAGCACGTTGTGCCACTATACGCTCCCTATTTTGTTGATAATAAGAAGCGTTATATTCAGCAGTGTTGCCTGGCATTAAATCAATCTTTCCTGAACCATCATCTGTAAAGGTTTGCCAGTATTGACATCTAATACCGACGCTATCTCAACTGCTTTTCGGGCGAGTCGCTTTGCGTCATTGATGTCTAAATCAGTCTGAATATCTGAATATAAATACCCAAGAGCAAACTGGCCGCCACTACCGATAGCGTAACTTCCGACATCGCTTTGGAAAAAAGAGAGGTCACAAGCAACCCGAAAGATATTGCCGTTAAAGCTAAGTAAATAATCGAAACCACCATCTGGATCCACCTTATTGAAGTCGTAGTTGTTTTCTGTAAAAGCCTTGATAATACTAGGGATAATTTTCTTCCCCATAAAACTTACTGGATTCTCCCCACGATAAGCAGGTGGCTTCCAGTTGTAAGCAAGTATATCTCCTGGTCTAGTATCACCGGATATAGCAAGTAGGAACTTACCTACCTCAACTATCTTCGGTGTGCTAAGTGCAAGAGTTACTAGATTAGATTCTGTGATTTGACTATCAGCTACTAGAACTGCGTAATCAATACCCTCTATTCCAACAACCGTTGTGATGGGCCACCTTCTTTCCTTGGGCGTGAATCGTATCACGACACGCCCGCTTTCCCTACTAGGCGTTGTTTTACTAGAGTCTGTGTATAATACGAGCGTGAGCGAGTTGAAACGGTCTGAGCGCCCTTCAAGGGCGCGTAACGGTAACTATACGGTTACTGTGCGGCTCCGTCTACCAACCCTGTTTAAAAATAAGAACCGTCTGCCTGATAAATTTGGCACAGATCTGAGGTCCTTGGGACCGATCCACGCCTGTCCTTGTGGGTCACAAGTCTTTAACATTATGGCTTCCTTTGAAGACTACGAGCTAATCTGGTATCACCTTGACGCTACCTGCGTCAACTGTGGCAATCTAGTAATTGTTCCTTGCCCAGTAGATAAAGATGAGTAAAGCACAACACAAGTTAACAGAAATAAATGAGGCCACATTTCAGGCAATTTGTAGCCTCTGTGGTCCTGTAAGTATCCGGCTCCGAGATAGACAGGCATCTACGCTTAAAAGCAGGTGGCGTTGCCGTAACCTAGCGGCCCTTAATGTATCTAATAGCCTTTCTCCTTACCGCAAACATAAGAAAGATTCCTGTGAGGAATGTGGCTTTATACCAGAGCACTCTAGTCAGCTTGACGTTGACCATATAGACGGTGATCGTTGGAACAATGACCCTAGTAATCTTCGGACTTTATGTGCTAACTGCCACCGTTTGAAGACTCATACCAATCGGGATTATGACGGCATAAAAAAATAAGCCCCACCCCAGGATTCGCCTGGAGTGGAGCCATATGGTGCCTCGCAGAAAGTTAGATTACGCTTTCTTAAAGCCTACGCCGTATTCAGTTTCTTTAGGGTTAAGTGCCTTGAGAAGCGGTCCAGCAACTGCAGCAGCTAGTGCCATTAATAGTTTCTTAGGATCGGTTTCGCCAGCTAG